AGTCTAGCCACTAACGCATACCATCGGGTTTAACATCTAAACGCATTGCGCCTACCCTAAAACTCATACCTGTTTTTGTTGTATCGTCGTCGTTAGACTGTATCCGTAAAACAGCTTGTCGTCCTCTTACTCGAGTGTCTATTTTAGTTGTGTTAGAAGTGCAAGAACTCGTTGTTGCTGTTGTTAAATCTTCCCCAGGATAATTTCGTTTTTTCAAAACAACCTCTGCGGTTTGTCCTCCTGTTCCTGTTGAGCCAGAACCTGTAAATTTTATATCAGGAATTATTTTACTAATAAATTGAAATTGTTCTCCTGCAGGATCAATATCAAAATCACTAGACTCAATAAATACGTCAGTCATTGCAGAGCCGTCGGCATCGTTTCCTGTTTCATGATCGTATAAGTAACCAACATCGGAACTAGAATGAGTTGCTTTTGGTACTGGAAAAATACCTTCATCTAACCAACAGGTTCTTGTAAGGTTTCCTATAACCCATGTTCCTTCTTCATAATTATAAACAACATAGCGGTCTAATACCGTACTATTTCCTGAACAATAAAACCAACCGACCTCGTCAAAAGCCTTATTTAAAAAACCAAAAATTTGATAATTTTGTGTTTGATTTAAATCACTAAACACATAAGCGTCTACACTACAAGGAAGCTGTTGGATGTTTCCGCCGTAAGAATAAAAACCTTTTTTATCCATCCAAAACACTCCTTTGGGAGTATTAATCATTGCCTTTGGTCCAACTAACCCAACACCTTCATTAACTAAATTAACACTAAAAGTAAACGGTTGACCTACAAAACTCATGGCATATAGAGAAGTATCGGTCCAAATTAATGTTTCTTGTCTAGCTCGAACAGCCCCAACAATAGCTGAACCCGCTGAAAGTCTAAAAGAACCTGCAGTATTTGTTGCTTTGGGCTCCCATTCGGTAATGTTTTCTTGGTCTGACCAAGCGATAAACATAGGATCAATCGTTCCTGTTCTTGCTGTTCCTCCATCGTTTAAAGGATCTGCACCAAAACAAATAACATGTCGGTCAATATCACTTACTAATACTTGAAGTGCTTTTGTAGGTGCTAAATTAGCCCCTGATAAGTCACTTAAAGCTACGGCTCTGTCTGTCCCTAATGTTTTCGCACTAGTGTCCCAATAATAAATGCCCCCCATTCTAGGGTTAATAACTAAATCTTCACCAAAATTATCATGAGACCAAAGTCTTAGCTGATTTGTAAGTCCTAATGTTCCTGCACTACCAAAAGTACCAGACCCCCATGTTCCTATTCCCCACCCTGTAGAAGGGACATAAACATCTAGTCCTACGCTAATTTGATATGCGCCAACCACACTTGACCCACCGTTTCCTGAATCACTTGCGTTTGCTGTAACGGTTGCGCCATCAGTGTCTTTCGCTTCAACGGTATAACTATTCGCGTTTACAATCGTTGCTATTTGATATTCTTGGTTTAGAACACTGGCAGTAATCAACCCGCCTAAAGTAGCGGCACCACTAAAAGTAACGAAATCATTTTGTACTGCGCCGTGAGCTGTGTCTGCTACAGTAATAGTCGCATCACCATTAGTGGCTGAGAAGGTCACATCACCAGCAGACGTTGTAGATCGTATTGGTGTTATATCATAAAATCCAGCGCCTTCTAATATGTAATATTTCCAAGTTGCGCCTAATCCAATAAATTTAGTCCCTGCTAAACTAACCCAAGCGTGAAGTGCTCTGCCCGTTGATTTAAAACTAGAAGTAGTGCTTTTTTGCCACCCACCAATTTTTTCAGGTAAACCTTTACGAAAACGAACAAGGTTAGAATTAAACCAACCTCCCTCATTAGAATAGTCCGTGCCTTCTCTATTGATTCCTGGTCTGAAAATAATTTTTTGTAAAGCCAATTATTTTCTCCTTTAATTATCCAAAAATTATTCCAGCCATACCAACGACCAAAGTAATCAGTGTAGCCACTATAAAATGTTCGAGTCGTTTAACTCTATTAATAACTTCAAGCCAACGCTCTGCACAGACCGCCTCATGGCTTTCTATTTTATTATTAACACTAGCTACAGTCATTTTGCTCATGCTGCCTCCACTTCCCAACAATTAAGGTTGGAAGCCACTGTTCGTCTTTCGCCTTCGCCTTTAAACGGGTAAACCATGTGAGACAACCAAGATGGAAATAAATACAGTTTTCCAACTTCGGGTTGTACTTCAAAACTTTGTGGCGGTCTTAATCGTTCTACATTCATAATTTCGTTTCTGCCGTAGTTAAAAGCTAAATACCCATCACATACACCAGACGATTCATACTTGTTGTATAAAGGACTGCCCGCAGCAGGTTGATCCAATATTTGTTGTGGTACTTTTGTCCAAGCAGTTGTGCTAATTCCCATAATCGTTTTAGTGCCATGATCGTGTATTGGGTTGTAATCGCCAGCATAACTGTGTACCGACCACGTTTCGTCTACGGCTACTTGCCGATTCTTTTCAAGGTTACTGCCTGTGCTTTTCATAAAATGATTGATGTACTCAGCCCCTAGACTGGTTACAAACTTAGAATACTGCTTAACCATTTCGTGTTCTGGGTCCATGTTCAGTTGCTCACCATGAGCAATTTGACCCACCAATGAATTGGCTAAAGATTCTTTGTCGTCTTGTTTCCTTAAATCGTCTAAGTATGAATTTAAGTCCTCGACCATTCCATCAGGCATCCGAGTCTCCAATACGAAAACAGAAGGCATTGTCCAGATATTAACATTAATATCCGATTCCTCTAAAGGCACTGCCTCTTTGTCAGCCATGTTTAACTAGAAGGTACTGAAAAGTCTTGGTCTGGTACAGGCTGTACTACAGGATTTGTAATTACTGAATCCACTTGACTAGCAAAAACTGCATCCCATTGTGATACAGGGCACATTGCGGTCAAAGCTGCCAGATTAAACGAACTTTTAGCTGCTTTGGTAAAATCACCATCGGCTGCGATTGCTGTATGACTAAATACAGACTTGTAATACGTTGCATCGCCTTCGCTGTCGTTCTCGTAAGTCATCTCTAAACCCCATTGCTCAACCTTGCTTGACTTCACATAGGGAATAGACTTCGTTAATGTTTTTGTTACTGCCATTTTTTATTCCTCGTTATTTGTCACACTTATCGTGTGATTTAGATTTTAATTCCTCGACTTCTGCCGAGAGTTCTTGGATTGCTTTAACTAACATTGGTATAAACTTACTGTAAGTTAATCCGTACTGATTGCCATCATCACTTAGAGTAGTCGTAAGGTTTGTTTTATCAGCTATGTTATATCCGTACTCTGACTCTAAAATTTCTACGTCTTGAGCTAAGAAACCAGTATCTAACCAATCTTCCTTGTGAGTTCCATCAGTTATTAACTCTTTGAAATCTTCCCCTTTTTCAACATACTTACTTCTTTTATCCCATTTATAAGTAACAGGCTCTAACTTATTAACAAAGTCTAAGCCCATCTCCATTGGTTCTACGTCTGTTTTATCACGCTTATCAGAAGCTACTGTCCAATCTACTTGTATGTTAGCAGTACCAATATTTTCGTCACCTAAGAAAATAGAAAAGTTGCCAGTAGTGTTGTTACCACCCGGACTTCCTGTTATTCCTGAGGATTGACCTACAAAAACATTACCAATCCCCGTTGTATTAGATTTACCAGCATTTTTACCAATCGCGGTGTTTGTTGTTCCTGTGGTGGTTGCTTCTAATGCGCTGTGTCCAACTCCTACATTATCTGAAGCGGTCGTGTTTGCTTGTAAACAATCTACTCCAACAGCAACATTTTCACTTCCGGTGGTGTTTGCTGTTAAAGCATCTTTACCAACGGCTGTGTTGTTAGAAGCCGTTGTATTTGCGTACAAAGCACTTGCTCCTACAGAAACATTATATGAACCTGTGGTGTTTTCATAACTCGCAGCATTACCAATAGCGGTATTATATCCATCTCCAGTAACCATTTGATTTAATGCATCCATGCCTACAGCTACATTTTTTATAGTTGTGGTTGCAGATTGCAGTGCTGTTCTTCCAATAGCTACATTTCTTTGCCCAGTAGTCGCAGCCGATAATGCATGGTATCCCATTGCTGTATTATATGAACCTGTTGTAACTGCATCAGCAGCATTGGTACCAACTACCGTATTATCAAAACCTGTAGTGTTTGCACCTAAAGCTGATTTGCCCACTGCGACATTATTACTTGCCGTTGTATTGGCATCTAATGCTTCATAACCAACTGCTGTATTTGAAGTACCTGTGGTATTTACGTTCATTGCAGCATAGCCCATTGCCGTATTTGAAGAACCTGTGGTGTTCGCATCCATTGAATTAGAACCCACTGCCGTATTATTTGCACCTGTGGTGTTATTCAATAAAGCGCCTTTACCAAGTCCTGTATTGTGATTTGCTGTGGTGTTTGCTGATAAAGCAGTGGCTCCTATTGCTGTATTATATGAGCCAGTTGTATTTGCATCTAAACTAGCGTGACCCATTGTAGTATTTTGTGTGCCTGTGGTGTTTGCATTTAAAGCTTGCTTACCAAAAGCGTTGTTGTCTCCGCCTGTCGTGTTTGCTGCTAATGCACTTGCACCAAATGCACAGTTATCGGCTCCTGTGGTGTTTGCTCCTAAAGCACTGGTTCCAACTGCTGTGTTATTACTGGCTGTGGTATTTGAGGCTAAAGATGATTTTCCAACAGAAGTGTTGCTTCCACCAGTTGTATTGCTCAAT